AGACTTGGACGAACTTTCGCGCAAAGCAGAGGATGAGTCCTTTTCTTTAGTTTTTAAACTTCTTACTTCGTAAAAGGACTTATATGTCCGCACAAGCCAACATCGTCATCTATGATGGCGCTGCGCCTCCTGTATCGCATACGTTCGTCCCGCTCGGATCTTCAAACGATCCCGTGCTGGGCAACGTCGCCGCATGGCGTGAGATTCTTGCAAATGTACCATTGTATGCGAATGCATCGGTACAAACAACTTGCAAAAAACTCAAGAGCGGTTCATTTAGGCTCGAAGCCCGTTTCCAGGTTCCGGTCATGGAGAGTGTCTCCGGCCAGAATGCAGCTGGTTACACGGCGGCACCGAAGGTTGCCTACGTTAATGTCGGCAGTTGCGTGTTCTACTTCAGTGAACGCGCAACACCTACTGAACGTCGGCATGTCAAGCAGCTTGTTGCGAACTTCATCAACAACGTATCGACCTCCGTGGCATCTGCCACTACGGGGCCGTGTGCTGAATTGGTGGACAGCGGTATTACCGCTTCGTAACAAGTCTACCCGATTAACTTCGAGGTATAACTTTCATACTACTGGTTGGAGGTTTCCTTCTTTCAGTACTCCTTAGGAGAAATGTATGTGGACAAAAGCCTACGGGCCCGCCCTGTCACTTCCAATCTATCGGAAGTTGGCTAGCATTTTTTGTTCTCGGATTGCTGATTCAAGCCTTCGGGCTGACCTCGAAGATACTTACGAAAAGTTTCTTCAAGGAGAACAGCAGCGACTTTTGAGCTTCAAAATCGACTATGATGCTCATTCAATCGCCGACGTAATCAATGTTCGCCAAGTTCTCGCTCTCTTCCAGAAGAATACCGAATTCGTACTGGATGAGAAAGAACTTGAGAAAGTAGCTTACGCCAAGTTCCGAGCGGCCGAAGCGCAATGTCTCTCGACCGATACACGGTTCTATGCAGATGTGCCAGCGACTGATAAGCCGCACCTTATTAGTGCTTTATTCAAAGCACAAAGGCTTATGGCGCGTATGCTAGGTCCGTGCCCGACGATCGACAAATTGCCACTCCGTTTTGGGCCGGGTAGTACTGTAACGGTGGACAAACAACATGGGACAGTGCAAGCAAAGCTTGCTGATGTCCCGTCGTGTAGTCAAGCTTTAGCTCACAGCCCAAGGTTGCCTGAGTTTCTTCGTTCTTTGCCTCACTGGCTTGATTGCCACCAAGAGGCGGAGTACGTAGATGACGAAGGCTACCTAGTGGCAAGGTTGAACATCGAAGTTCAACCTAGTGAGTTACAGTTTGTCCCGAAGAAAGTCGACTCTTTGAGGTCTATCATTAAACAACCAACGCTTAATACCATGCTACAGTGTGGTATCGGCGATTACTTGGTTGGTAGACTCAAAGCGTTCGGCGTGGACTTGTCCGATCAGACCATTCAGCAGAAACGAGCCCGCAAGGGTTCGATTGACGGCTCTTTGGCCACTT